GTATTTGTTCCCGATTTTCTTCCCGGCCAGCTGCCCCGAGTCGATAAGACGGTAGACAGTTCTCGGTGAGACTTTCAGGAGTTTCGCTGCCTTTTGCGCAGTGAGTGGCTCTGCTGTAACCATCTACCCTCCTATGACATCGTTTTATAAAACTGCGGACCGTCTGGCGTGGCCGCGCGTAATTCGTTTTCCGCGTGCACTGAATAATTGCCGTCATCCCAACGCACCCAGGCCTTCGGGTGATCGCCTTCCGGCTCCAGCTGGCTATCCACCACGCCATGTATACCGCCGGTCTTCTTCTGGACTAATGCGCCCACATTAAAAGCAGCCATTGCACACCTTCCGGTTCGTGAAGAAATGAGATGAGAGCGCCCAGCGCCATAAGTGCGGCGATGAGCCAGATAACGGGATTACCTTGCATCTCTCACCTCTTTGTAAATGTCGTGAGTTTCGATGCAGGATTTGAAGGCCAGTGCGCCAGATAGGAAGTGATACCAACTGCCATCTGCATATAGCATCAGATAGGCAGCGCAGGATGCAGTAATGCCAGGGCGAAGAATCGAGAGGTAATCGACTACCACTGCGCCAAGTTTAGAATAATCGCCACCGGACGATTTCATAAATCCATCAATTAGGCCGTTAACTGTTTCGATCAATAATTCGCGCTTTTTATCCTCTTGCGTTTTCAGAGGTCGAAAACACTTGGAGGTGCAAACCCCTCCGACTTTACCGATTTCATCAACGAATGCAGCGAGCTCAATGCCTCGATCATCAGTGAAGTGCGCGTAAATTTTCACGACCGAGCCTTCCGGGTGCTTGATATGTAAATGTGGTGTGCTTGGTGCTATCTCGCATACCGTCCCGACTGGAGGCATTCCATTGCCATCCCAGTTTTGATTGTTGGTGCTGATAGTGAAATTCATATTCTTCCTCATGCCGCACGCTGGGCGCGCAGTGTAAAGTTACTTCCGCCAGGCGAAGCTAATTGGCTCCGGCGTAATCCACAGGTGGCGCATGTTCGCCACGTTCACCACATCAGAATCCCGAGGGTAAATCTCCACGGCATCCCGATCCCCATAGCCAACGGCTGACTTTATCTCCTGCAATGCATCCCAACTGATGCCATCCTTCCACCGGCCAGAGCTGCCAATGCTGGTGGTGTTCACCGTCAGGCGGATGACGCCGTTGTCTTCCTGAAACTCCTGAACCAGAAAGTAAGCGTTAGCCCACACGTTGCTCCGCTTTGGGTCGTGGCATCGTACCGGCCACTGCGATTCCGGTACTGGCTTGAGTATTCCGATCACGTCTCATGCTCCTTAATTTTTCGATGTGCTCTGCTGTTTCGATTTCTTCGGCGATCCGCTCGGCCTGTGCTTTGGTCAGCGGTTCGAAATCCTGGTTAAAGCGGCCCATGCTGGCGATGCAGATGCGACCGTTTCTGATGTAGTGGATGACTTCGTGGGTAGCTCGGAGGATTTTGCATGGCGCGCCGTGGGGATCGGCGTACCAGGTATTAGGCTGGATTATCCTGAACATTGGCTTGCTCCTGCAATAGGAGGTAGACGATTGCCACAGCACGCAGAGGGTTACGATGAGTGGAGCTGATACCAGACTCATGAGTTGCCTGCCAGACGGTCTTCCCTGATGGGGCCAGGCCGATTCGATGCTTCTTCATTGCCGGGTAAAGCTCTTCGGCGCGCCGCAGCGGGAAATAACCGGTGTTCTGTACCGTGTTGAGCCAGTTCCACGACAAATTGGCACCGGTATTTTCATGCGGATGGATGGTGGCGCTGTACTTTGGCTTCAGGAAATATGCGAGCCTGACACTGATTTCACCGTCACTAAGTTTGGTGTAATCCATCAAGACCCCCTTTGCTTGCGTATTAGCTCCAGATCAGCCTGGCAAGTTGCTTCGCTGAAGCTCTTCAATCTCTGCTGCGGTATCGATGATGTCCATGGTCAATGCTCCCGGAACTGTCGGTTAATTCGGTTGAAGGTGAAGGCCAGCAATAAAAAAGGCCGCGATAGCGACCTGGTGATGAACGATTTCATGCTGCCTCCGATCCTCCTGTCACGCACATTTCTGGCAAATTTGCCCTTACCAGAGCTTCAGCGAACGGCGGCGGAACTGCATTACCGCAGCGTGCCACCTGCTTATCCTTCGCATACTTCACGCCGCGGTAGTCCCTATCGATGATGTACCACTCAGGGAAACCCTGCGCCCGATACAACTCATGGGGCTGAAGCATGCGCATGCCGATATCTACGATGCGGTAAGTGATGCCATCGACAGTAACCAGCCCGGTGCAATCCTCCCCACAATATTCCCGTAGGAAATCAGCCGTAAGCTGCGCGCGGTGCTCGTTGTATCCCACATTTGCCAGCGTGGTTTTAACTTCACCAAAATGCTGACCGCCAGCGGTCACGGTTTGCAGTGGAGTGTCAGTAGGCTGGCCGGTATTGGTACCGCGCATTTTGATAATGCTGGAGGTGACAAGAGCGTGGTGATCGGTAGTGGTCACGGTGTGAATGGGCTCGTCCAGAGAAACGCCAGATCCGTTGTAATTCCCGCCGAAGTGTTTCACCATATTCGCCGCGACCATTGCGAACTTTCCGCCACCGGCGGTAATCGTCCCCAGCGGTTTCTCCAGTTGCAGAACCCGCGGCGCCTGCCCTGGGCGTTCGCCATATCCCATCTGGATCAGTGTCGGCGTCACCAGCTGCGATTTTCCTCCGCCCCCAGCGGTTACCGTAGCGCTCGGCTCGTCAACCGTATGACCGACGCTGGCGCCGAACTGTCTGGCAATAAACGGTGTAAGTGCAGCTTCGACCATACCCAATGCATGCCCATTGCCGCCTGGTCGTTTCGACGTGCCGGCGGTGATAGTCGGTAACGGTTCGGTAACCTCCTGCCCGGTAGCGCCGGTTCTGAACTTGGTTAGGTGCGGAACGGCGAGCGCGTATCCGTGAGTTTTGGTGATGGTCTGAAGTGGATCAGCCAACGACTGTCCACGGAAACAGTCATATTTGCCCTTCGTGGTGGTGTGGTTGCACTTCACGATGAACGGCGTCGGATTGTCCAGAACGAAGCGTTGGATACCTCTGGCGATGCGCTTTAGGGTGTTCTCAGCCAACTGTTTTTTCCGACCAAAGATTGACGGTGCGTTAATTGACCAGTCGATACACTCCGCAGCTGTGCGCCACGGCGCCAGGCTTCCCGCCTGTACCGCGGGCGACTTCGGGTCTCCGTGCGTAGCCGCCGGCCACCTCACTGGCACGCCATCGCAGCGCATGACCATGAAGAATCGCTTACGAATGGTCGGCGCGCCATAGTCACACGCCCGCATCTCACGGTAATCGACGTTGTAGCCCAGACCATTAATCAACTGCTGAGCTTGCTGGCTATCCGGCAGAATGTCCAAGAACTCGCAGCACTCGGCCAGCGCCGGATGATATGCCGGGATGCCACATGAGAGCATTCCGCAGAAAGCTTCGAATGTTTCGCCAGCGCGAGCCGGGTCAGGGCGCATTTCCCCGGCCAGCAGCGGTCCCCAGGTTTTGAACTCCTCCACGTTCTCCAGCATCATGACCCGCGGACGAACGGACAGAGCCCAACGTATGACGATCCATGCCAACCCGCGAATCTCTTTCTCAACCGGTTTTGAGCCTTTCGCTTTTGAGAAGTGTCGGCAGTCAGGGCTGAACCAGGCTAGGCCAACCGGTTTACCTGCGGTCGCTGTTGCCGGGTCAACATCAAACACACTTTCGCAGTAGTGCAGAGTGTCCGGGTGATTAGTCGTGTGCATAGCAACGGCATTCAGGTCATGGTTAATCGCAATGTCCACGCTGCGGCCAATCGCCAATTCAATGCCCGTACTTGCCCCGCCTCCACCGGCAAAATTGTCAACGATGATTTCTTTCACAAGCTTCTCTCCATTGTTGCGATTAACGACCGCGCGGACACGACTATTTGAGGAATGGGTGTTTTCTCTAACCACATGCGGTTGATGTGAAATTTGAGCTTCCGCTTGTTTTTTTCAGTAATGGCGCAGTCATGTTCAACGGCACTGAAAACCATCTCAACCTCTGCCGGCCAAATTGTGCAATCTGTTTCATAACCCTCCGGTGTCGGTTCTGATGGACCAACCATTCCTGGGGTGAGGGTTATACTGGAGGAACATTCGTTTCCCCAGTGGTGCCAGCCCGGCGCCGCGCTGCGGCTAAACA